TGCGTGTGGCGCGAAGTTGTGGAATTGCCTACTCATATGCGTAAGAACCTCCACATCGTCAATTGTTGCGCGGCGAATCGTCAGCATAAATTAGCCCTCAATGCATTGCATACGGGTACTAGACAACATGTTTGTACGGGTCATACTCTTCGTTCGCAGTTGACTTGCGCTTGTACTTGTCGAATAAGGATCGTTTACGAACCGGATACGCAAACGTCAACGCAAGCGCATCGGCAAGGTCAGGTGATGCGCCACCTTGCAAACGCTTCTTGATCTCGTCCTTTGACTCAAGCACCTTGCGACCAGCCTGATCAAACCAATACACGGGCGTTGCCATCTCTTGCTTCAATTGAACGTCATTCGGTATTGCACCACCCTGCTCAATCCATTCCTTCATGCCCCACCACATCTCGGTGCGTCGATTGACAAACTGATCGGGTTGAATGGCGCGGCCACCAAACGGCACTTCGATGGGGTCAAAGTCAAGTTGACGCAGCCTGTCAATCACTCCCGCACCCGCACCGCTGTCAACAAACACCGCGTCCGGCTCCCAGGATTCCATGACCGATGCAACGCGAGCGGCAAGTTCCATGTTGTCAATGCCCCTGTACACAAGAGGCGGGAACATGATCAATCCTTGACGTTTGACAATGACGCTGCGGTCATCACCGAACCGTGCAGGATCAACGCCAATGATGCGGGGTGATCCTTCAATGTCCTTGTCCGTATATTCGCGGCTTGCTGCAAGTTCAGCGTCTGACAGGCTGATCAACTGGTCATCGCCGGCGGCGGCAAAGTCGCACAGGTACTCGCGAGCAAACGCAGTCTCAGGCATGTCGCGCTTTAGGCGTTCGACTTCTTTGGGATCAATTGCCTGGGTGTCGAAGACCGTGTACCGAGCGGCGTTCCAATCGGGCAACGACTGTGCGCGGTAGTACAACTCGCTAAACAGGTTGATGCCTGACGGTGTCCCGATGAACATTGCCCAACCCTGACGGTCAGACAGTGCCGGCTGAATGATGTCGTTCCACACTTCCGGCTTGACCTGCGACACCTCGTCAATCACGCATCCGTCAAGGCGCACACCGCGCATTGCGTCGGGGTTATCTCCACCGAATATACGAATGACGCACCCGTTGTGCTTGAACGTGACGAGCAGGTCGCCCTCGTTAATGTCAATCGCGTTCTCCATAAGGAGCGGCGCAAGTTTCTGTTTCAGCCGCGCCCAGGCAATAGCCTTGGCTTGCTTCAGAAACGGGGCAATGTAGAAGAACAGGCCAAGTTCCTGCTTGAACCGAATCGCCTTGTCAATTAATTCCATAATGGCATATTCGCTTTTGCCGGCACGACGATGGAGTGCCAACACAGTGAACCTGCGCTTATTGACATGGCAAGCCCGCTGCCAGGCTCGCGGCTTGTACTGCAAACTGACGGTGCGAGCCATTACCGCTCCGGTACGCCTGTTGCCACCATCAGGCTGATGCCACCGGAATGGTTCATGTCAACGCGCTCTGCCCACCGGGCGGGGTTCCACATCCGAAGGCACTTCATCCGGGTATCGACCTGCAAACGCCTCCAAGCGGCTTGTACCGCGTCTGTAGGCTCTGTGTCGCACAGTGTCTTGCACTCCTCAAGCATTGCCTCTTGTCCCTTGTCACGGGCGACCTTATAAAGTGCAGCAAATTCCTCGTCTTCCTCTTTCCATAGGTGAACCGTACGCACATCCGGGTTGCCCTTGCGGTTGGCAAACTCAAGCAGGGTTCCACCTGTTGACAGCCAATCAAGTACTTCCGCTGCCTTGGGGTTGTGCATGACCGGGCCGCGCTTCGGCTTGCCCACTGGTCGCTTGATCACAGAGGTACTGGGTGACTTTTTTGTAAGCGCGAGGGATTTGGGCGCGTCTTTCATAGTTGCATAGTTTCTGTATGGTGGACTTTGAGAGTTTGAACATTGACGCTAATTTGCCGTAGGAAAGCCCTCTTTCCTCGCGTGCGTCCCTTATGCACTGTACTGCATAATCTGAGATTCTTGCGTTGTGATGCGATTGCCCGATGCGATAGCCGTCTTCATTGACAGCGACGATGGCTATACGCTTGGTGATCATGTGCGTTTACGCAGGACGATGTCAAACCCTGCTGCGCCGGCAATGGCAAGCGCAGAGTCAAACGCTGGCTTTCGTTTACCGATCACCGTACCAGGCGTACCGAGCAAGCACCTCACCGTGTGCGCTCGAAGTATCCCTGCGCGATCCATTGCAACCGCAAGTTCCCCGCGTGTAGATCCTTGCGACTCAAGTGTCTCGCGAATATGCGTTTTAAATTCGTCGTAAGTGTTTATCGTCATCTACGTCAGTATATAAGTCAATCGGTTTCCCAATATACGAGATCGCCTCTTTTATAGAATTTCATTTGATCAACGTATTTCTTGGTGTCAACGAAATGCTTGTCCTTAACGGTAAAGTGGTTGTTGGGCAACAGCAAGAAGTAACCTTCGTCAGCAATGATTAGGCTGAGTGGCTTGTGTTCTGCGGGGTACTGCGAGTAACCATCAGCCCAATCAATCACAATACCTGTGTGTATGCCTGACACCTCGGCGCGAAACGCGTTGACAGTCAAGCCTTCAAGTGCCTTAAATTGCACGGCTTCGATGTCATTACCCATTGCTCCCCACGGCTGCGAGGAGTCATCAAAGTCAGGGTCAAAGGACTCGGTTGTTGACAGCGCGTGAAGCGGCAAGCCTGACCAGTGCGCTCCGGATGCAAGGATCACATGGCAAGATAGGTACTGACCGGGTCGAGCGTAGATCGCATGCCACATGCCTGGCGTTGTGCCGGCTGGCATGTTCGGGCCAAGGTATTGGTTGTCAACTTGCACATAGAAATGGTGAGGTAGGTTGGTGTGTCGCATTAGTAGTCTGGAGATGAATCGTCAAAGAACCATAGCCATAGGCCACACGCGGCAAGGAAGATCAAAGCAATTGGTACGGCACAAAGCGTATGGATCATGCGGTTCCTTGCCGTGACGGTACAGGTCTGCGCGACATGGCAATGATGCGCGGCGGTTCTTTGGCGTTTGGGTCTTTTGACCACTCTGTCAACAGCGGCAGTTTCTCAGCAAACCAATGGGTTTCTTGTATGTACAGCGCATATTCCTCACGATAGATCTTGAGTTTAGGATGAAAGATCTGTGCGCTGGTGCGGTACGGGGTTGCCTGGATGACAATGCCGTCATCGTCAACAGCAACAAACCCGGTTCTGGTTTGGCCGACAGTGAAACCTTCGTGTTCCAAGTACATGACCGCTCGGAGGATCTTGGCTTTGTTGCGGGTGGTTGGGTACATCATGCGTTTGTCCCCTGCACAGTTCGTCTTGATGTTGACATCTTTCGGGTGCATTCCTTGCTCTTAGGGTCGTTTGCCCACTTAATCAGAATTTCCATCCGCTCATCAAACCAATGCGTTTGCGGAAGTTTGCGCGAGTATTCCTCACGAAATCGCTTGTGTATGGGGTGCTGAATCTGTGCGCTTGTCCTGAACGGGCTGACTTGAAACACCACACCTTCCAAGTCAATGGCAATAAATCCGGTGTGCGTCATTCCAACGGTAAAGCCTTCTCCTCGCAAATACATGACAAGTGCGTTCATGTGCAGTAATACTGGTTTGCTCTCGTACCTCACGCGTATCTCACACTTGGCTTGCGGACATGCTCAACAGCAACGGCGAGGATTCGACGCGACTCCGGTACATGACCAATGAACTCATGCACTTGCTTCAGTTCTTCGTTTGTCACGTTCTTCAACATCGCTTCAGCCCACACATCCCACTCAGCAAACTCTTCAGGGCTGATCGGTGTGCAACGCTGTAGGTCGTTGCGGGTTTGCTCAACCTCGCGCTCGCCTACCAGGTTCTGAGGGATGAGAGCGCAGTACGCCTTGTGTATCGCTGATATATCAGGCTTTGAGTCGCGCACTAAACGGTGCTGGCGAATGCAACTTTGCAGTTTGTCCTGATGCAGTTGACCCCACTTCTCGTTCAAGATGCTCGACAATACAGGCTCAAGTCTCCACTTCGGCCACAGTTCATCCATCAACTTGCGGTTGTCCATCCATGTGATTGTTGTCATACGCGCAAGTATACGCGGTGCTAAAGCGGGATGTCAAATCGCAAGTTTAGGCGAGTGATTTTTTTTGATTTCAGCGAGGCTCAATGCCGGTGCTAGAGCGGGGATGTAGATCGGAAGGGAAGGACGAGATTTTTCAAATCTCTTTCAATCCCAGCACTTCGATGCTGACGCTTTGTTGACGTACTGCTTGGCTTCGCACATCCCTTGTTGCATGACCGGAGAGCGTGGATGCAGTAACCCCTCGGCGGGGCTACTGCGTCGTTGCATGGCCGGAGCCGCGCATCAACAGAAGAGGGTGCTGCCCTATTTTAGCGAGGACAAATTCGCTTAGGTTGCGCACCTGCACCTACGACTGTCAAACACAGTCGGCCTTCGCCGGGTATCTCACCGATCACAAAGGTCTTACTACCGTCCTATTCATACCTTCTGCACAAAGCGCAGTTGCCACGCTGGAAGCACTACGAGATCCGAAACTATTCGGTGAACTCACATGACGGTTGCTTGCCTTACCCATGATTTCGCCGGACGTTCCGCCGTCCGTGTCTCCGCATCCCTTCAACCAAGTGTCAATCGCCTGTTGGCATATGCCGTCATCGGCGCGTATCGACCAGGTCAAAGAGTTTGGAAATAAATGCGTACTGTGTGTCAGTATTTGCTTGTGATCCTCCGCTGCTCACGGTTGCCTAAATGTCGAATGTCGCCCGGGTGAAGTTGCAACTTTGCGGCAAGGTACGCCGCGTGGGCGGCTTCCGCGGTGTCAAAGTAGCCAAGGAAGTGGTTTCTTTTGTTGACCTTGATCTTTGCTTCCCAGTGCTTCTTGCGCTTGTGCCACGACACGCCGAGGAATCCAGACGTGCTGTCACGGCGCGCTCGTGTTTGATTTTGCAAGTTCACGGATTGTGAGACGTCGCGAAGGTTGACAATTCGGTTATCGCGCTTGTCGCCGTTGAGGTGATCAATCTGATCTTGCGGCCACGCGCCATAGACGTACAACCACGCGAGGCGGTGCGCCCTGAATTTCGTCCCGTTGATTAGGATTCGGATGTAGCCTTTTTCGCTGACCGTTCCCGCGACAGCGCCCATTTGGATCCCGCCGCGACTCACCCGCCACCGAAAGATTCCGGATTCCGGGTCGTAGTCCAACAAGGCTCGGAAAGTTTCAGCAGTAATATTTATGTAAGCCACAACGTAGTGTCCGGGCTTGCTTTCCTGCGAAATTTGAGTCTTTAATTTCGTCGCCATTCGTATTTCCCAAAGCCGTAGGCAGAGCGGGGAGCGAGTGCGGGCTAACCCGCCCCGCCTACAGTTGTCGAGATGTTGAGCGTTTGCACTCGCTCGGCAAATCCCCACGCGGGGAGTTGTTACAAGCACCATACCATAAATCTGCCGCAACGTGGTACACTTAAGTTCCCGGAAGCGCGGCTCGGTCGACGAAAGTCCCGAGCCGTGTTTGTTTCCGGAGCAGGAAACATAGGTCAAATTGGAATGCTGACCGCATCGACACAGTCGCCGCACTATGTCGATCTGCATAAAGGTTCAAATTATTCATAGGTTTATGCAGACAGCAGCGCGTTGCCGCGCCCTGTCCCGTCGGTAGGTTAATTACCCCATTGCCTGGGAAACGAGGGGCGTACCTCACGGCCTTGTGCCTCGTCGCAAGTGGGAGTCTCACCCACATCTCCGCGTCGGCACTATACATCTATATTTTTGTCAACAAATTCATGTCAATGGCGTTGACAGTCGATATACGGGTAAGTACCTTGTGTCAATCAGAGGCGCGTGCCGCTGATAACGCAAGCAGTTTGAGAGGACTGACACCGTGACTACCAAGTTTAAAGTTACCGTTACTGACGCACAAACCAACCCGCATCTTGCTCGCATCTACTGTGACGTTCTTGTTGCGGCCGCTCGCGAGATTAACGATGCCGTTAGCCAGCGGGTAATCCGCGCCCACAACGAACGCGCTTGCGTTGACGTTGACAACGAGTTTGCATTTGACGCTTGCATTGACGAAATCTACGCGGCCGAGGCTGCGTTTCTATGCGCTCACCGCGACACAGAGGTGACCTTGTGAATATCTTTGACTACGCCGAGGCTCAACGCCGCAAGGAAGTTGGGATGCACCAGGCTGCTGACGCTCGACCAACCCTGCTTGCCGACGCACAGGCAATTGCCAAACGTGTCGCCTCGCGCTGGGAGTTTGTAACGTCTGATGACGTAGCAGCGGAAATGATGGCGGCGGGACTGCGGTACGAGGATCTAGGCAACGCAGCCGGCAGCGTGTTCAGGTCTGACTTTGCGTGGACAGGCAAGGTGACATCGTCAATTCGACCATCAACGCACGGGCGCATGATCAAAGTTTGGAGGCTCAAATGACAAAGCAAATCATGCAAGTTGACGTTCTGTCTGAATGGGTTACCGATGACCAGGTTGCGGAGTACCTAAGCGAACACGTTGTCACCGCAACGCTTGAAGTGCATTGGCAATATCACAAGCCCGGACACTACACCGGGGTGCAGGGCTGGGAATTGATCTCATGGAACATCCTTGAGATCGCGCTTGATGACGTTGAGTTAATTGACCAAGACATTGTCCCGTCAGACTTCCCAATGGCCGAGGTACGCGCTGCCATTGAAGACGCGGAGCAGGTACGCAAGTACATTGCAGATCGACCACCGGAGGACGCATGAAACAATTACGAGTGCTAGTCGCATGTGAATGTAGCGGAGCAGTTCGTGACGCGTTTGCAAACCTTGGACACTTTGCCATGTCGTGCGACCTCAAAGAATCAGAGCAGCCAGGCAACCACTACACAGGAAGCGTCTTTGACATCATCAATGATGGATGGGACATAATGGTTGCACATCCACCATGTACTCATCTATCTGTGTCCGGAGCAAGGCATTTCAAACGCAAGCAAGAAAGTGGCGTACAACTGCAAGCCATTGAATTTGTAAAACAACTAATGGCAGCACCGATTGAACAAATTGCAATTGAAAACCCTATAAGTGTCATTTCATCATTTATTCGGAAGCCGGATCAAATCATTCATCCTTGGCAGTTTGGACACGAAGCAGAAAAAACTACTTGTCTATGGCTAAAGAACCTTCCTAAGTTAGTGCCAACCAATGTTGTTTCAAGGGGGGAATTTGTAACATTTCCAAGTGGAAAAAGAATGGCAAAGTGGTTTGCAGATGCTTGGTCACTTTCAAAGGAAGAACGCAGCACCGCCCGTAGCAAAACATTTCCAGGAATTGCACACGCAATGGCTGTTCAGTGGTCAATTCCGCAAGTCACGTTATGGGGGACACAATGAAACGATCACTTGACGGCAACGAACCGCGCAGTACGCGCCGGCAAACAACGCGGTGGGACACACAAGACGCGGCCTGGTCAGACATTCAACCGCGCCTTGGAACGCTCAACGCCTTGGTGCTTGACGCGATTACTCAACAACCAGGCACTTGCGACGAACTCGAAATTCGGTTGTCATTGACACATCAGACTTGCAGCGCGTGTGTCAACAGCCTGATGAACGATGGACTGATTGTTGCTGACGGCAAGCGACCAACACGGTCAGGCCGAGCAGCGCGTGTGTGGACATTACCGATACCAACAACTTTATTTGAGAGGACGGCATGAGCGAACACGAAAATAACCGATGGGCGCGGCCTGTGATGGAAGACGTTTCTTGGGAACACGCAACAGGCATTCCTGCGTTTCTCAACGAGCGCGGCATTAGAGAGGGGCTGGCAAAGCATGTCGGCTTGCCGGCAATGATTATTGTTGCCGGCGACCCCATGCTGCACCGCGTTGACGAGGGTGACGGCAACCCCGTGTTTCAGTACTGGCGGTCATCCGTGTACCTCGTCAGTTCAACGCCTACGGGGATTGAGGGGACAAGGTTTACAAGCCTGTGTGTCCGCGACCCGGATGACACTATTGAATCCGTGCGCGACGAACTGCTTAACAAGTGTGTCAACTTTATCACCAAGTGTGAACCTTCAACCAAGATCAAATATGTCTCGTAAATTACCACTAGGCTGCTTGACCGTGACCCTCCGCAAATGGGGTGACTCGGTCATCATCAATGACGAGGACGGCAACCAAATCGCACAGATCTACGCCCAGGTGCAGGGGTCTGAGGTGAACGACAGGATCAGGGTCAGCATTAGGGCTGAACAGAAGTACCGAATCGTAAGACACAAGGATGAATTATGAGTTCACCAACACCAGGCTATTACGAATCGCTGTTGAACGAACGCGGCCTAATCGTGACGCACTTACGCGCACAGATCAGGGACATTCAGCACCAAAGCAAAATGCTTGGTGTTATTGGCGGGGCATTAGAATCAGGCGCAAAGTTTGACCACCGAGCGGCTGCACTTGAGATTAGACAATTGCTTAACATCATCAACCGGAGAATCACATGAAGAAGATGCTGCCATATATCGTTGAGGGAATTCGGGCTGACAAGGAAGCGGGCATGCGACAGGTTGACATTGCTGTGAAGTACGGCGTGTCAACGGGCGCTGTGTCTCGCGTGTTGCGTGGTAGCCGGCATAAAGCCAAGGTTGCCAATGCCAACTCCTGACGATGGTTTTTGCGGCGTTCCTGCTGGGGGGCGTTCCCCCGGCAGGGACGTTTTATTACTTGAACTACGAATCAAACTGCTTGAGGCGCAACTTGCGAAAGCGCAAGCGGAAAGCGACTGTTTGAGGGAAACGATCAGAAGTAAATTTGTTGAAAAACTTGACAAAGTTTGGTACGAGGGTCAGGGATGATCGAACTTGAAGACATCGTTGATCGCATTGCGACCTCCGAGTCAACCGATCCGCTGCTGCTTGAAGCGTCTGAAGAAATCAAATACTTGCGGCTTGAACTTGCTCGCGAGATAGCCAACCGATACAAGGCGCGTGGAACCGATGATGATTGAGTTCCGCGTACCTGGTGTCGCCGCTCCGCAGGGCAGCAAGAAGGCGTTCAGAACGCGAGGTGGACGCATTGCCCTCGTAGAGTCTTGCGCTCGCGTGAAGCCCTACAGAGCGACCGTAGCCCTTGCAGCGCGTGAGGTGTGGGCTGAGGGCGCAACGCACGGGTCGGTTGGTGTGTCGATCGCGTTTACGTTTGTCAGGCCGAAAAGCCATTACAACGCAAAGGGCGTACTCCGCGCCGGCGCAGCGACCCACCCAGGCAAGCCAGATATTGACAAAATCTGCAGGAGCGTCTTGGATTCTTTGACAGGGATTATCTACGCCGATGACTCGCAGGTCGTAAGTCTTGTTGCCACCAAGGCGTACGGGAATACTGCTGAATCTCGCATTTCCATTTACATTACCCATTGACAGTAGGTTGTCAAGTGGTATAGTCACCACATTGACACATGTCGTGTCAGTCGTGCGCGGCGTTCCGCGCAGTCACTAGAGAGGACTTCACATGCAACGTAGCGAAACAATTGGAGAGTTGGCGAAGGCACTGGCGGCGGCAAACGGCCACATCAAGAACCCTAACTTGGACGCGGTCAACCCGCACTTCAAGTCGCGGTACGCCAGCCTTGGCGCGATCATCAACGCGGTACGCGCACCACTTGCAGCGCACGGTATCAGCGCAGTTCAAACCGTCAGCAATGATGGCGGCTCGGTCGGCGTAACCACCACCCTGTTGCACTCAAGCGGAGAATGGATGGCCGAAACGATTTGGTCTGCCTTGCCTGATCGTGCAACGGTGCAGCAGTTGGGATCAAGCATTACCTACCTGCGCCGATACTCGCTTGCAGCCATTACCGGGATTGTCGGCGAGGAAGACGATGACGGCAACGCCGGCAGCAGCGGTGACCGTAATGACCGCCCTGAGCCTCGTAAGACGTTCAAGCCAACAGAAGCCAAGGGTGCGCCTGTCGTTGCGCCGAAGGCATCTGCGCCCCCTGCAAAGGCAGCACCTGCCAAGGAAGAGCCTGTCAAGGACAGGATTGTCAGCGACGCTTACCCCGAAGAGTACGCGGGGGTGTTCAAGATCCTGCGCGTGGTGGCTCGTCCGGGCAAGCCCTACGCCATCCAGGCTGAAGGCGAACACGGCATCGTGTGGATTGCGACAAGTGTGCAGGAGTACGCGACCCTGCTTGGTGAGACTGTCAACGAGTCAATCACCCTTGATGTCGAGCGCATTGGTGACACGCTTCAAATCATGCGCGTCCTTGGCAATTCCAAG